CAGTGTCCAGTGATACAGCTTCTAGCGTATCAAGGAAGTCTGGCCCGAACGGTTTTACTACTTTACCGTTTGCGCGAAGTGCGAGCCAACCTAAATAATAGATGTGCTCTAACTTCTGTTCTTCGCCAAGAAGTTTGGCGAGTCCTTTTCCGTACTTCTGTTCAAAGTCAACGATGATTCTTGGTCGCAACGAATATGTTGCTTCCACTCCATCTGTTGTTTTTACTTTGACATTTAATCCATCCATGAGTTCCCCCTTGTTTGTTTAGGCTGATGTTGTCTTTGTGATTGCGCCGCTGATTGGCCAGGTGACCGATGCGGTTGCTAGTTCACCAACGGATCCGTTTAGCGGAGTCCATTCGGAAACTAATGTTGAGAATGCGTATTGCGGATTTACTGGACTTGTTGCTGTGTTGACTGGCTTGACTGCCACTGTCACTGCTGTTCCAAGTAGTGGATAGATTGTTTGTTCAACGCTGCTTGTTGCGTAGTCCTGGTGGAATTCGAAACTTACAGAATTGTCTGCCAATCCGGCAATACGTGTCTTTGCTGTGTTTCCGAAAGCAGTGGTTTCAACAATGTCGAAAGTTGTATTGAGTGTGACTGACGAAATATGGTCGCTGAGATCGGTGGTTCCGAATACAACGTATGCGTTTGTTAGAACGATTCTGGCCATTATACGACCGCCTTTGTGATTGCTCCGGTTACTGGCCATGTCACGCTTGCTGTTGCTAATTCACCAACGGATCCGTTTAGCGGAGTCCATTCTGAAATAACAGCGCTGCATGTATATGACGGATTGAATGCGCTTGTTGTTGAACCGTTTGGCTTAACAATTACTGTCGCTACTGTTCCTAGTAATGGATAGATTGTTTGCTCTACTTCGCTTGTTGCGTAGTCTTGATGGAATTCCAGTGCTACTGAATTATCCGCCAAACCTGCCACGCGAGTCTTAGCTGCTGTGGATGAGAATGCTGTTGTTTCGACAACGTCGAATGTCGAATTGAGTGTTACTGACGCGACCAGGTCGCTCAAATCCACTCCGCCGACGGAAATAAATGCGTTATTTAGGACTAGGCGTGCCATTATGCGGTCGCTCCTTCTTTGGTTTCTTGTTTGATAGATGATACTACTGTTTGTGCTGTTGCTGCTATTGCTTTGATGTGGTTACCAGCGATCAGAGTTTCTGCGCTGACACCTGCGTCTTGCAATTCTTTGTTTGTGAGCGAATCGCCCTTTTGTTTTTCGCAGACAGTTCTGTCTGAAATTATTGTGTATGACATTGGTTCTCCTATCCCCAAATCGTTAGACGGTATCGGTAAGAAAGGAACAGATTGTCCTGCGATGTATAGGTTCCGGATTCGGCTCCTGTTACTCGCAATGTGTTTACTGTTCCGCCAAGCGTTCTGTCTCCTTCGATCGCTGTTTTTATTGAGCTGGAGCCGGAGCCTGCTAGGTATGCATCAAGTTTGTCCTGCCCTGCTCTATCTGAGAAGCGCTGAACGATCACATAGATATCAACGTTTGCCTGGTCTAGTCCTCTGGCATTATCGATATCGAATGTGAAATCTAGTTGTCCTACGACCGCGCATGGTGGCGTCGGTGTTTCTGGTATCAGGTCATAAACGCGTAGCCCTGTGATCGTCTGCAAGCGTGTTTTCAGACCGTCTCGGACTTGGCTTGGGTTCATCTACTTGGCCAATCCGTTATTCTTTTTAAATGGGCGCAGGAGGGTTTCTACGTCTGCGTCTAGTTTGGCGCTGAGTCGTACTGTGCCTAAGTCCGGGCTTCCTGCTATTCCAAATGGCGACTGGCGTCTGGTGAATAGCCGAGCTGCCTGGATTAGCGTTGCCATGTTGACTTCGGCTGGCACAGCTTCCCATCCCCAGATTCCTGTGATTCTACAGGATTGTGGTAAATAATAAGGCCAGACGTATCGGCCAATCGCAAGGATGCGGTTGACTGGCCATCCGCGCTGTGGGTTATTTACTGGTTCTAGCATGTAGTCACTCGTTGCCCAGACCGTATCCCATGTCTGATTAAAGTTGTCATCTGTGGCCACCTGGGTGATCGTGTAGTTATCGTCCATGTTCATCGTCCAGGGATCGAGTGGCGTGTAGTAGCGCGATACTGGTGTCTGAGCTGTGCCATTTCGATAGAAGAAGCGCCCGGTGTAGTCGTCGATCATGCGGCTTGTAGCTGTGATCGCTGCTTCTAGGGGTGTGTCGTCAATATTGTCTGCGATCGCAAGCGATGCCTTCAATTCGGCAAGAGTGCAGTAGCCGTTAGTTATTGCCACGCTTCATCCTTCTTTCCAGTTTTGGCAACATTGCTCGCTCTAGTTCTGGTTGCGCTGTTGCCGTCTCTTTGTCTGGCCTTAGCCAGATTCGTTTAATCTTTCCAAATATCATTATGGATTTCATCCATCCAAAAGGTCTTCTGGTGCGGTAGTACAGCTGCTGTGTTCACGTGGATCTTGAATCCTAGTGCCTTTGCCCTACGGCAGAATAATAGATCTTCTCCGATCCATTCGCCTGCTACTGGCCCATCCCAGAACCAGCACCAGTCTTGGCCTTGATTCGGATCTGCTACTTCGCGCATCTTCTCTAGGACGCTTCTGTGTACTAGCAGGCATCCTGTTCCTGCTGCGTCTATTTCAAAGACGGAGTTTTTATCGTATTTATAGAGTGGCAGGAATCCCTTATCAGAATCTTGAAAGATTGCTGGTACTGGTTTTGGGTAAGGTTTTCCTACCACTCCGAATCCTGCGAATACCAATCCGGCGACGATTGGTCGTTCTTTATCGTGCGCTGTGTCTATGAGCGCGTCAAATGCTGGCACTGTCAATTGCTCATCTGAGTCAATCATCAAAAGCCAATCTGAATTTGTGTTATCTAAAAATTGTTTTACTACTCTGTTGCGCTGTTTTGATAGTAGTCCTGATCCTTTGATTCTTACGAATGGGCCAAGTCTGCTGCTTCTTGCCTGTGCTAGTTGGATTAGTCGATATGCGAAGGATCCATTTACTGATCCTGGATCGCATGATCCAATTGTTACTTTGTGTCCTGATTTCATACTTCCCCCTGTTTAGAAGTGCAGAGCGAGTGAGTCGGGGGGTGGCCCACTCGCTCTGCACAATTTATTGCTGTGCTTCTTTTAGAAGCTTGGTGCGCTGAGACCAGAACCTGAGATTATCGAGGCTGCTAGTGGGTAGCGCTCTGCTGTATATGCGGCGTAGCCGTATACGACAGATTTGATTGTTAGGTTTCCAGCGCCTGTCGCATCGAAGCGAAGTGCGAATGGTGATCCTGGTTGCTCCCATAGATGAGATTCGTTTGCTGTTACGCAATAGATTTCATCTTGGTTTGTTGTAGTTCCGTATGTGGTTCCGATGCTTGCATCGGTGATGATTGGAAGTCCAAGCATCTGGTATCCGGAGTTACCATATACAGGTGCTCCGCCAACGCCTACTGCGTTCATCGGGCCGTTTGCTGCTGGCACTACTAGCGGACGGTTTGTGCTGTCCACAGCTGCAAGCAAGAATGCTAAACGACGTGGGTGTAGTACCCAGTGTGAAGGTGAAACGAATGCGTTTGTCTGAATTTGAGCAATCGCATCAGCAAGCTTTGGATAAAGCAGGCCGACTGTTGGTGCTGTTGATGTGAATGTGATCGCGTTTCCGCCTGATGCACGAAGGCCCTTGATTGTGCCGGCTGTTCCTGCACCGTTAAGGATCTGTGAATCAAGTGTTGTATGCCATGACTTAATCAAGTCAGCAATTACAAATGTGTCAATGCCTGTTCCGCGCTCTAGAGCCTGGCGAGAAATATCTTGCTGGCCTGCGATTGTACGAACGTTGATTGTTAAAAGTGTGTCGTCAATATCAGTTTCTGATACTGCGTCATTCTGTGTAACTTGTACGGCAGTCGAACTTCCGGTCGTCATGCGAGAAATATTCAGGGTCATTCCACTTTGTGGAAGTGCCATCTTGTTTGTCGCGAAGTCTGCGAATGGACGTCCTGCGCGTGCTAGAGGAGCTGCTAGTTCCACTAAATATTGTGGAATTACAAGACCATCGAATTGTGGTGTGCCAACATCGCGGCGCTCGATTGACTCTTCACGCATGTGGCGTGCTAGGCGCTCGTTTGCTGCGTAGTCGTTTGAGAATTGTGCGTTGAATGCATCCTTTACGAATGATGTTCCTGAGTTCACTGAGTATGTGCGCTCTTCGCGTGTCACTGTTGCTCCGCCAACCTTTGGCATTGCTACATCGGCTACAGCTGCGCGGATCTCGTTTGTCTTTGCATCTGCATCTGCCTGTGCCTTCATTCTTTCAATCTTTGAATCAAGTGTGCGTGATTCTTCAACAAGGGTATCTACCTTTGCTGTTTCATCTGCTGTTAAGTCGGTGCGATCTTCGGTTGCTACTGCTTCCAAGATTGCGTCCATCTCTGTCTTAACTGCATCACGACGCTCGATCAATTTGTCAAGGAAAGTCTTTGACATTTATTTGATCTCCTTCTGAGTTGGTTTTGTGTCAAGGTGGTGGCGGTGGTATTCGCGGCGCTTTCAGGGTGCGAATGTCGCTCCGACTTTGTCTCTGCTGATTGCAGCAGAATGCTAGTTTGTATTATTAACGATTGCTTTCGCAAGTCGAAGAGAAATCTTGCGCTCTGCTTCTTCTGCACTTGGTTCTGGTAGTGCATCGATCGCTGTGAGTGTGGATGCTTTGTGTCCAACCAGGGTATCCGTTGCAACGTATCCATCTCTTAATTCGCGATAGAGGCGAATCAAAACAGCAGGATCGTCTTCTTCTGCGTTGATCGTGAAATCGGTTTCTGGAACATTGAGGGAGCCTTCTCGAACAACTCGTTCAATCTTTCCGCGTGCTGTGCCGCCCGAACTATCCCAGGAAACGAAACTGCCGACTGTGTCGACTGCGCGATCTTCTTCTTCATCTTCCATGTATGTGGAGTCTTCCATCGTCATAAATTCGCCCATGATCTGAGCTGCCTTCATGATGTATTCGTGGCCTTCTGAAAGATCGGAGAAAATATTTTCTAGAATCATCATCGTTTCCGGACTGATGTCGCGTCCTTCTTTGACTGCCTGCATTGCTGCCTTCAATTGTTCCCTAGCTTCGACTGTGGTCGTTGGATAGGCCGGGTAAGTCACGACTGAAACGTCGCCGTCGGAAAGGCTGAGCTCGGTGAGAACTCGACGGCTGCGATCTTCGCTCCACTTCTGTCGGATCACTCTAAATGCAAAGCTCATCTGATCAACATCGCCGCGCTCGACCAGTGTGTAAAGGTCACGAGCTGCTTGCGTGTCTGGGAGGTCTGCATCCATGTAAAGTCCGGCTTCGTCTTCTTTCAGGCGAAGGGTTCCGTTCTTTGTTCTTGCCAAAGGTAGGCCTTCATGATTAATCAAGAGGCGTACATCTGGTGTTTCGGTTAGGGTCTTTCTGAATGCGCCGGGTGCGATTCTTTCAAGAAATGGAAGTGGCACACTGTCTTCGTTGAATACGGCTGCGTATCCGGAGAGGCGCATTGTTCCGTCTTCTGCCTGGCGTGCTTCTACGTTCTTGATCGTAAATGTGCGGCGTTCGATTTTCTTAGTCATTTTGCTCCTTGAGTCTGCTTCTGCGTCGAGTGCGTCTATTTTTCTCTGCGCCCAATTTTGTGCTCGGTCGCTGAAGTTTGCGTCTCCGCCCCACAAAAGCCAGGCTACTAATCCTGCGCCTGGATATTGTGGATCGGATGGGTTGCTGTTCTTTGTTGCTTGGCCGTCGACTTTGTGTCTTGCAAACCAAGGGGCCATTTTCCTAACCTTGTTTTCGCTTATATTGCCTGCTGCCATTTCGCGAGCTGCTTGCTTTGTTCCTTCTGTAAGGCCGTCGCCGCCATAGCCTTCTTGCAGATATTTCAATCCGCGTTCTGCATTTTGTTGGATAAATACTGGCACACTCAGATCTACTGCCCTGTTGCTTACTTCTCCGCCTGGTTCCATATCTTCTGCAATCGATACTGCAACCATCTGGTCTATTGCGTCTTGCTTATTTTCGTGGCATCCGATTGTTGTATAGGATCCGTCGGCTTCTTCCTTAACGGTTGCCCATCCTGCACAGTCGCTCTGCTTATCGCTTATCAAATATGGCATTTTTATCCTAGATCACTAAGAGAAGCTCTGCGTCATCGTTCAACACAGAGAAATCTATTCTTGATTTTGCTTGCATTTTCATCGCGCCTAGTCGTGTCTTTGCTTGTCCTTTTATTTTCTTTGGTTGCTTTATTTGTATCTCTGGTGTGATGATGTTTGGTTGAACGTAATTTGGAACTCCAAGTGAACCAGCAGTTTGAGATGCTCGCTGTGGAATGTTTGCCTGTGCGAGCAAGGCTCCAAGAGGTGCGTTTGCTTCTACAAGATTATAAATTCTAGCCGTCGCTGTTCCTGTTATGGATTCTAATGAAGCACTTGCTGTCGCGAAGGTGATCGGGCCTAGTACGTCAACATTAAGTTGGGAAGTATCAAGGACAAATTGAGCCATGTTAGCTCGCGAGTGTCAGAGATACGGTTAGTGATCCACTTGGAATTGTAAAGGTATCGCCTGCTGTGTACGCGTTGCCTGTTATGAATCCGCTAAATAAAAAGTTTCCTGCTGTTAAGTTATCCCATACTGTAAAGAATGTTGCATCTTCTGAGCCTGCGATGTTTGTCCAGGAAGTGTCAGTGTCGGATGTCAATCCACCGGCTGTTGCTGCACTAAATGAAACTGATTGACGTGTCGTCTCTGTTGCCGGATTGCCTGTTCCGTTTACTCCTGGATCTCCTATGTGAAGTTTAACGTAGACATTGGCTGCTGAGTAAGCGGTGGCATTGCCCACTGCATCTAGGAATTTGTTTGCAAGGTAAGCGCTTAGACCTGTTGCCATTATTCTTGCCCCTCAATAAATTCTTCAATGACTTCAACAATCAAATTGTTTTCGTCTCGGATGATCTTCTTACGAACTCTCTTACGTTCGATTGTATTTGTCACATTTACTGTCGGTGCGTCGACGCTTACGTTTGGCGCTTCAACATTGACTTGCGGTGATTCAAGCATAACCATCGCTGGTTCAATTGTTACGTTTGGAGCTGCGACATTGACGGTTGGTTCCGGAACCTGTAGAACCATATGCGGCTGCTCGCTGCGTGCTTCTCTTGAATTGACTTCATAGACGCTTTGAGGATCGGCTGG